ATGAGAAGTACGGACTTTCGTTCGATTGTTGAACCAATCCTGAACGAATGTTTCGATGGTGTTTATGACCAACGCGCCGATGAGTGGAGCCGTGTGTTCCGCGAAGAAGACGGCATCCCCCGCAACTACCACGAAGAACCCGTCTTGTACGGTTTCGGTGCTGCTCCCCAGTTGCCTGACGGCACACCGGTGACGTACCAACAAGGTGGTGTGTTGTTCTTGAAGCGCTACCTGTACAAGGTGTACGGTCTGGCTTTTGCCTTGACGAAAGTCTTGGTGGAAGACGGCGACCACATCCGTATCGGTCAAGTGTATGCCCGCCATCTGGCACAGTCTCTGGTGGAAACCAAAGAACTGTTGTCGGCCAACGTGCTGAACACTGCTTTCAACAGCGCTTACCCCGGTGGCGATGGTGTGTCTCTGATCAACACCGCTCACCCAATCGTCAACGGCACCTTCAGCAACCAGTTGGCTACCGCCGCTGTGCTGTCGCAGACCTCCTTGGAACAGATGCTGATCCAAGTTCGTCAAGCTGTGGACAACAACGGCAAGAAAATTCGTCTGGTTCCACGTCAACTGATCGTGGCCCCCGGCAACATTTTCCAAGCCGAAGTGCTGCTGAAGTCGGTTCTGCGTACCGGCAACGCCAACAACGACATCAACCCGGTGAAATCCATCGGCTTGCTGGACGAAGGCGCTGCCGTTATCAGCCGCTTGACCTCCGCTACTGCATGGTGGGTTCAGACCGACGCACCCGAGGGCTTCAAGCTCTTGATGCGCCGCCGTCTGGAGAAAACCATGGAAGGTGACTTCGAGACTGACTCCATGCGCTACAAGGCGACGGAGCGTTACGACGTTGGCTTCACTGATCCACGCTGCGCTTACGGTACCCCCGGTATCTAAGCCAAGCAAGGGGGTGGAGTCGGACTCCACTCCCTTTTTTTAACATCGGTCAAACTTTTCAAGGAGCAGACCATGCCTCAATTTTCTGACGACCTATTCCTCGGCCCGGCCCAAACTTACATGGGCACCGGCCAACAACAAACCGAAGGCACTTTTGCTGGCTCGGTTTCCGGTACCACCCTGACCATCACGCAATTGCTGTCCGGCGATCCGCTGGTGATTGGTCAATACGTTGGCGGCACCGGCATCACCGCAGGTTCTTACATCACCGCATTTGCCACTGGCGCAGGCGGCGTGGGCACCTACACCCTCAGCGCCTCGTCTTCGGCCACCGGCGCAATCACCATCACCTCTTCCGGTGACGGCGGCTACGGCGACCCATCCCCCATGGATTTGGGTATCGGCCCATTGGGTCGCGTATACGTCTGGGACTGCGTGCCACAAACCCTGCAAGCTGCCAACATCGCCGCTTCGCAGACACCTGCTGCTGCTGGTGCATTGACGCTGACCGCAGGCACCTCCGCCAAGTCTGTTGTTCGTGCGGACGGCACCACCGTGATCCAGTTGAACACGCCTCGCGCTGTGTCCATCACACTGGCTACCGGCGGCGCTGCTCGCGCTTACACCGTGGCCGGTTACGACTACTACGGCCAGCCCATGACTGAAGTGATCACTTCGGTTGCTGCTGCTACGACCCCCGGCAAGAAAGCCTTCTACCAAATCGCTTCGGTGACTGGTGCAGGCGGCGGCTCCACTACAGCCCTCACCGTTGGTACTACTGACGTGTTTGGCCTGCCCGTGCGCTGCATTGACGCTGGATACGTGGTCAAAGTGGGCTGGAACAACACCCTGCTGCAAAATGCTGGTGTTTTTACCCCTGCCGACACCGCTACCGCAACCAGCTCCACTGGCGACGTTCGCGGCACGTTTGCACCCACCACGGCTTCTGATGGCATCAAGCGCTTGGTTATGACCATCGCCCTGCCCGGTATTGCTGTCGGCCCCAATGCAACTCGCACTGGCGCACTTGGCGTAACTCAAGCCTAATAGGAGGACATAATGTCTCAATTCAAACCTATGGTCAAAATGATGACCGACGAGCCTTCGGTAATCCTGAAGCTCAAAAAAGGCGGCGGCGTCAAGCACAAGGCTGTGGGCGGATTCATGCCTATGGCCGCTTCCCAGCCTGCTCCTATGGGTATGCCTGCACGTGGTGGCATGGCCCCTGCTGCGGCCCCTATGCGCCCCTCCATGGCGGCTCGTCGCGCAGCGATGAACCCCAACATGATGAAGAAGGGCGGCAAGGCCGAGAGCAAGCACGAGAAGCACGAAGAGCACGAAATCCACAAGCTGGAAAAAGAACTCAAGCACCATGAGCATGAGAAGGATTCCAAGCACGGTGGCAAGGCTCACGCCAAGCACGGCGGCAAGATTCACCACAAGGCTTCTGGTGGTGCTATTGACCGCGATGAGACCAAAACAACCATCGAAAAAGGTGCGAAGAAATTCGAGAAAACCAAGGTCGATGACGGTCAGCATCACGACAAGCACCACGGCACCAAGGGCATCAAAGATGGCGCACCCGCTGGCTACAAGCACGGCGGTCATGCCAAAAAGATGCACAAGTTCGCCACCGGCGGCGCGATCCCTGCTGACACTGACGAAAAGGTCAACAAAGGCAAGATCAAGATGAAGGGCACCATTGAGGGCAATGAGCACGACTACGTGAGCACCGAAATGCACGAGGCCAAGCGCGACCGCGCCCATGGCACCAAAGGCATCAAGGAGTCCAACGCAGGCGGCTTTAAGCACGGTGGTCACGCCAAGCACCATGAGCACCATGAGCACAAGATGCATCACAAGGCTCACGGCGGCAAGGTGCCCGGCATTGGTCGCGCCATTGAGCATGATGGTGACTGGGAAGACCGCCCTGCTGACACCTCCAAGGCTGGAAAAATGCATGGCACCACTGGTGGCGTTCGTGAATCCAACGCTGGTGGTTTCAAGCATGGAGGCCACGCCGCAAAAAAGCACTACGCCACGGGCGGTAATGTCGTAGATGACGGCAAGGCAGTAAAAATGCCCCGTCACTTCGTCAGCCGTCCCGTGGCAAACAGCTTGCAATCCGGCACCTTTAAAAAAGGTGGCAAGGTGAAAAAGTTTGACGATGGTGGTAAAGCCACCGCAGCGTATAACGCCGCCTTGTTGCCCGATCAGGATGACATGGATATGGCACACGCTATTCGTCGCGCCATGGGACTTGAAAAAGCCCCTGCACCCACGCAAAAGCAGTCCATCCATTCGGGTGGTTACCGCAAAGGCGGCAAAGCCAAGTGCTAATCAAGTGGGGGCTTCGGCCCCTGCTTTTTAAGGAAAAATTATGACCGCGACAGTTTCATCCATCACCCGTGCTGGCACATTTGAGCCGTTTGACCTGCAAGTTCCTCGCGGTCAAGTTTTTGGTCACAGCACCATCAATATTTACGGTTTTCAGCCGTCAGTCACCACCACCCAAATTCCTTTGTGGGAGAACGCCACCGCGTACACCTTCCCCAGCTCTGCTGTGGTCATGACGCTGGCAAGTTCCTCTGCATCTGACACCGCAGTAAAAATCTTGGTCAGTGGCCTTGATGCCAACTACAACGCAATCTCTGAAACAATTACATTGAATGGCACCAATGGCGTTAACACCGTCAACTCATATTTGCGCCTGAATAGTCTGACCACGACGCTGGGCAATGCCGTTGGAACGGTGACCGCAAAAAATGGTGGGACAACCTATGCCCAGATCAATATTGGCTTTGGCCGATCCTTGATGTCAATCTACACCGTGCCCAATGGGTTTGACTTTTATTTGGCACGCGTGGCTGGGAATTCATCCTTCAACGGCAACAATGTCAATTACTTGTTTTATCAAAATTTGAGCACCAGCAATGGCGTGAACATTGTGACGACCAAGGCCCCGTTTACCAGCACTTATGATGCTCGCCGCGTCATGCCCCGCAAATATTCGGCAAAAACAGACTTGCAGTTTTTGTTTAACACCAGCGCCTCCACAGCCGCAGTCAATATTGCGGTTGAGGGCTACTTGGTTCAGTCCGATGTTCTTACCAACGCAACCCCATGAGGTCAATATGCCTTTGATCAAATCCAAATCTGAAAAAGCCTTCAAGCACAATATCAAGGCGGAAGTGAAGGCCGGTAAGCCGGTCAAGCAGGCCGTGGCAATTGCGTACAGCGAGAAGCGTGCGGCCCGCAAGGCCCATGGTGGAAGCATTTCCACTTGCCATGAGAACCATATGTGCAAAGGCGGCTGGTAATGTCTGCGCGAGGTCTTTATGCGAATATCCATGCGAAGCAAGAGCGCATCGCTGAAGGCTCTGGTGAGAAAATGCGTAAGGCTGGTAGCAAAGGTGCGCCGACGGCTCAAGCTTTCAAGGAATCGGCCAAAACGGCCAAGCTGAAGGACGGAGGCCCCAGCCTTGCTGTGGGTCGCGGCGAGAAGCTGTCGGTTGACAAGGGCGCTGGCCTGACCGCCAAAGGCCGCGCTAAGTACAATCGAGAGACTGGATCGCACCTCAAGGCACCGCAGCCCCAAGGCGGCTCTCGCAAGGACTCGTTTTGTGCCCGCATGTCTGGTGTGGTGGAACACGCGAAGGGTGACGCGCCCCGAGCAAAAGCATCGCTCAAACGCTGGAATTGCTCCGGCTGGTAAGGAACAAACATGGCATACAGCGGAACCGTCAAAACTTGGTATGTTTACATCATCACCAACATGGTGAGTGGTAAAAAATATATCGGACTGACCAACAGCTTGGCAAAACGCTGGAGCAAGCACAAAACCGCCAACGGTAGCGCCCCAGCTTTGCATGCCGCCATTAAAAAACACGGCATTGAAAATTTTGATTTTGCAAATTACGCCAGCGCCTTTGGGGCTGATGCGGCAAAATTTATCGAAACAATGTTGATTCAGGAATACAACACTCAAGCGCCAAATGGTTACAACTTAACCGCCGGTGGCGACGGCACACTTGAGCCATCGTTGGAGCTAAGAAAAAAACTTTCGGAGTCTCACAAGGGGAAGACTCAATCGGAAGAGACCAAGCGCAAACGAAGCGAATCTTTGAAAAAGGCATATGCTGAGGGGCGCCATGCTGGAAACAAAAAAGGTGGCTGGCAACATTCCAATGAGGCAAATGAAAAAAAATCCCAACGCATGACCGGAGAAAAAAATCATGCACACGGGAAAAAACAGTCCTCTGAATCCAATGAGAAAAGAAGAGTGGCTCAACAAAGACGTATGCTTGAAAAAGTAAAACTTGAAGGAGCAATGCAATGAGTTATTCTGGGACTGTCGGCACCACGGTTGTAAGCACGCAAAAATTTATAGATCAAGGTGCCCGCATGTCGGGCAAGTTGGCTGAAGAACTGACTGTGGAGCAGGTGCAGGCGGCGAAGCAATCCCTGTTTTTCATCCTGTCCAACCTGATCAATCAGGGCATCAACTACTGGTGCATCAGCAAGAAGGTCTACGGCCTCAATGCTGACCAATTTCAGTACCTGCTGCCCCAAGGCGGCAATGACGTGCTGAATGCGCTGTATCGCCGTTTGAACCGCCCCACGCCCGCAACCGGTGGGGGTTATTTCTCTTCCGGTGGCGTGACCGGTCTCGCGTTTGACAACAACGTCCTGACCTCTGATGTGCAAACCAGCCCCAATGGCTACATTGGCATCAACTACGGCCAGAACAACCCCATCTATGCGGGCTCCATCGGCATCTTGCCATCCACGTCCGGCTCGTTCCACATCCTGCTGGAGTGGTCGAACGATGGAGTCACATGGAACACGCTGCAAGACACCGGCGTGACCACTTGGGTGTCTGGGACATGGCTGTGGTACGACATCGACCCCGGCGTGACCTGCCAGTATTACCGCATGCGCGAGACTGGCGGCGGCACACTGAGCGTGGCTGAATTCTTCGTGGGCAACAACTCCACGGAAATCACCATGGCGCGGCTGAACCGCGACGACTA